TTAACGTGGCCCCCACCACGTGTGGTATTTTGATGAGCCCATCAATGTCCACCCCCGCAGAATGGTGTACGTAACCTTAGGGCAATCCCATGGAAATTCCCAAATGACTCACAGCAACTTCACATGCAAAGTGAGTTATCTGGGCTTATCCCACAGGCTGTACGAAACTGGCTGTCTGCAAACAGCCAGCCCACCAATCAAGGACATCAACAAGCTCTTGGAAAATTACCTCGGTCGGACATATCTCAATGCATACTCCCTGCATAACCCTCCAGATAATTTTGAAAACACATCTATGACCAATGAATTTTCAATAATGAAATCTGGATCCCAATGGCTGAAATAATCCTCACACATTAACTGATCTTGAATAGAGATGTGATATACCCGTTCCACCAAATCTCTATCAATCATAGTGGGTTCAGCCCATTGCAGAGAGAAGTTATAAACATGTCCATAATCATATCGTTGTCCTTGCTTTAATTCAAAGATCATGTTATAATCACCGAGGCTCTTCTCCAACTGACTACCAAAACGCCACAATATAGGGACTCTAGGCGCTCTAGCTCTAAGCGAGGCAACCTTCGCCTTGAGCAAGCCTTTTAGCATCCTTAAATTTTTAGTCCCTTTACACTGTGAGTCAGTCCACATGCACTTGAGAACTGCCTTAGCAGGATCGATGATAGGGTTGTAATCTATAGGGTTATAGACAACCTGGCAAAATTGAGACTCATTCAATTCCCTATGCATCTCAATCTTTATGTCAAAGCCCCATTCACGGTACTGTTCAACAGTAGGCACTGGTCCATCAATCCGTATGAGGCCATCATCGCCCTCAACCAGGGCTTCAAATTGTTCCCAATGGTTCAATTCCCGACACATAAATTCATTGAATATTAAGTTAATTAAAGTGTTGCCAAGGGCAGTTGTCATTTCCCCAGACATGCGACCAAAACATGTAAAACTTGATCCTTTCATCTTGCACTTCTGGGCACTTGCCATACTCTCATGGAGAATAGACATAATCTGCTGTGCCCCAATGACATTTTTAAGCATATAAGCATAGACTTCTAATTCTATACATTCCATTACAGCAGGAGAAATGCTAGATTCATAAGCAGAGAAATCAGTGCCAAAATAACTTGCCCCATCCCGATACAACAAATCATAGATATACCTTGGTCTGTCAGCATCTGGAATATGCTTAATAATGCCACGCAACATCTTATATGCGACTATCTCAATACTCTTGGACTTATGGCCTAACCATACTTTATACCTGTCCAATCTAGAGTATATGCCTCTAGCCGCTTTAAACTCAGTAACGATTTGATCGTCAGATGTAGTAACATATGACTCACCTTTCCCATGAACAATATTGACATAATCATTCTTATTCAAAGGTGTGACTAACAATGATTTATAACTTTCACGTAACTGCTCTTTGCGTTGATCATTATAATTAGTCAAATCAAGCCATTGCTCAAAAGTCAACATTTCTGTGTCGGTTAACGGTCGCAAATGCTTATGACACCAACTACGCACAAAACTGCGCATTCGTTGTTTCATAGCATGAGTCCACTGATTATGAGGACGACCCATCCTCTGTTTTATACCATGTAAAACCGTGGCAACATCACCTGTGTCAGGATAAGGAGGCGCCAACTCCAACATTCCACACAAATGTCGTTGCATCATCTGTCTATCAGTGGCGTTGTTTTTAATTTTATGAACTCGAACAGTGACTAGTTGTTCGGGTATTTTGGTAGCTATAGGAACATCGCTAAACCTATAGCCCCAAGCCCCATGGTCTAACCTGGCCACTCGGTGCTCCTCAGAGGTCCATGGTATGGCACAACCCAGCCTCTCTGAAAACCCTGACCAACCAACACATACCACCAGGCTAGCGCTACCTTGGCAGTATTATACCTTACTGTGAACAAATGAGCGGGTATATTAATCGTGGAATTCATACTAGCTCTGCGGAAACAATGACAAGCCACCTGGTCCGGTGTAACATGCATCAAACCAAGCAGTGATGTCACCAAGACATTAAACAATACTGTAGATATGACCAATGTTTCTGTCTCCACATAAGCTAAATATCTCAACTCCATTTTAACCTCAATAAAACCAGCATTTCTTGCTAATAAAGTGGAATTGCGATGGTCCACAATCCTCATGTCATCAGTAAAGCCGGGGATAAAATTCCCTGGGGCATTCAAGCCACCAGCCAATTGCATCACTTGAACATCCATGTCGCGAATTGACTCTACCTTAATATAGGGTCCAACACGTATATGTGTATTAATAGCATAACCACTAAAATTAAGGAAAAGTTCATGACACATAGTAAATTCTGTGAGTGAGCCATCCACAAATCGAGCATGTTGATAAGACTCACTACTCTGCGGGTATTCCTGATTTAACAAACCCAACCCACATGGAACATCACTAGTGTTATCCTGAACAATCAACCGCGATTCAGAGATTTTCCATAAGAACCAACATAGAACACCTAAAATGATCAATATTAATTGGTTATCCCAAACAAACTCAACAACCCAACTAAGGATAACATACAACATATCAAGTACTTCGAAAACCACATCATATGGACCATGGTGCGGGGCAGCACTAACTACGACAGTACTATAGATGTTACCTACTAGCTTGCCAACATAGTTGTTAACAGTTTGCTTGTTATCTTCAAGGAAATTCCCCAAATTGTGAGCATCCAACAGCAATTTCTGCACAGAAGGCTTACCCACAACATTGATTAACATGCGATAACAATTAACTAAAAATGCAACCAATAGGACAACTGCTATTGACTTACATGCCATTATAATCATTGCAAGTTGTCGCCATAACACTTCAACGGTCCAAGCAAATAACATTAAAATTACCATAATGGTTTTAACACCCTTCGGAATATTGAACCCAAAGTCCACCAAGGTAACAACCAATGTCAATATAGTTAATAATAATGTTACTTTTGCCATTGCAGTGGCTTCCACAGATAGAGCGTAATAATACTG